ACGCTCGGCCGAGTGGAGTTTGTGTAGCTATTGGTTTAACGGCTGGTGCCCTGCCCTGCCGTTACAACACCTCCAATGCCAACTACTTCTACAAGTGGAACACCTCTACAAGCTCTTGGGATACAATCACCACACCCGGTACAGTAAATGTGAGCACAGTCACTAAGGTTAGATTTTCTAAATTTAACTGGGGCACCCCTAAGGTTTTGTTAACAGATGGTGTAAACCCTGCAGCTACGTATGACGGTAATACGTACACACAGATTACACATGCTAATGCCCCTACTGACCCTAAGTTTTCTACAGTATTTCAGAACCATATGTTTTTAGCAGGTGATCCTGCAGAGAGTACAAACCTGTACTTCAGTGCTCCCTATGATGAAACAGACTATGCACCTGCGAATGGTGCTGGTGTTATCAACGTAGGCTTCCCGATTGTAGCTATCAAGCCATTCCGTGATGCACTCTATGTCTTCGGTAGTAATAACATCAGAAAGCTGGTTGGCAACAACATCGCCAACTTCGTTCTTGAGAATGTTACGGATGACTTGGGTTGTCTGGCTTCTGACAGTGTGATTGAGATCGGTGGTGACCTGCTGTTCCTCTCCCAGGATGGTCTTCGTCCTGTCACGGGTACTGACAAGATTGGTGACGTAAACCTTGAGACTGTGTCTAAGGACATCCAGTCTGTCTTCACTGACATTGTCTTTGATGTAGACCTTGAGGGTCTCAATGCTGTTGTTATCAGACAGAAGACCCAGTTCCGCATCTTCTTCAAGGCAGCAGACTCCCAGGGCATTATTGGTGGCTTCCGTCAGGTGCAGGGTGGTCTGCAGTTTGAGTATGGTCAGCTTCTTGGTATCGAGGCTACCTGTGCAGACAGTGGGTATATTGGTCAGAACGAGTTTGTTATCCACGGGGATTCCTCTGGTAAGGTACACAGGCAGGAGCGGGGTAATAGCTTTGACACCAACCCGATCTTCAGTGTGTACCAGACTCCCTATCTGCACATGCAAGACCCTGAACTGAGAAAGATCATCTACACCGTTGCTACCTACCTGCGGTCTGAGGGTGACAACACTATCGTTCTCTCGGCTGTGTACGACTACGAAGACTTCAACACCCTCAGCCCCAACAACTTTACACTCACCACTGCAGGGGCTGCAGCATACTACAACGAGGCTCTCTATGATAGCACTGCTATCTACGATGGTAACCCCTCCCCAGTTAAGAGAACTAACATCTCTGGCTCTGGTAGGGCAGTCTCGTTCAAGTACGTTACAAATGACACTAATGCGTCACACAGCATTCAAGGCTTAGTTGTGACCTTCGGAATTGGAGATAGGCGCTGATGGCGGGCTACACGAGACAGTCAGTTGCAGACATTATTGCAAACGCAGTTATCAAGGCTGCACCAGTCAACGCAGAGTTTAATGCCCTGCGTGATGCCTTTGCTGCTGGCACTGGCCACAAGCATGATGGTACTTCTGCAGAGGGTGCATTCGTTCCTATCCTTGCAGACCTTGATGGCAATAACAAGGTTGTTGTAGATACTGCCAACAATCGCATTAGTGTTTTCGTTGAAGTTGGTGGCTCCCCTGTAGAGCAACTGCGTATTCAGGATGGTGTGATTGTACCTGTTACTGATGATGACATTGACCTGGGTACAAGCTCTCTTGAGTTCAAGAACCTGTACATTGATGGCATCGCTAAGATCGACACTCTGACTGTTGATGAGAATGCCACCATTGCTGGTACTCTTGGTGTTACTGGTGCTACTACTCTCAACACTATCACCTCCAATGTCACCCCTACCACAGATGACACCTACGACTTGGGTACTGTCACGAATGAGTGGCGTAACCTGTACGTAGATGGCACTGCCAATATTGACAGCCTTGCTGCAGATGCTGCTGCTGTGTCTGGTAATGCCACTGTTGGTGGTACTATGGGTATCACTGGCACGACCAGTGTGTCTAACATCAATGCCTCTGGTAACCTTGGTGTTACTGGTACTGCCACTCTTGCAACTGTAGACATTAACGCTGGTGCTATTGATGGTACGACTATCGGTGCCTCTAGTGCTGCTGCAGGTACCTTCACTGCTGTTACGGCTTCTGGTACTGCAACCCTTGCCACTGTAGACATTAACGCTGGTGCTATTGATGGTACTATTATCGGTGCATCTACTGCGGCTGCTGGTAGCTTCACGACTGTGACTACCTCTGGTCAGGCTACGCTGGCTACTGCAGACATCAATGGTGGTACGATTGATGGTGCTGTGATTGGTGGGGCAACCCCTGCTGCTGTCACTGGTACAACCATCACGGCTAACACTGGCTTTGTTGGCCCTCTGACTGGTGCTGTCACTGGCAACGTCACTGGCAACCTGACAGGTAATGTCACAGGTAATGTGACTGGTGACTTGACTGGAAATGTCACTGCAGCCTCTGGTACAAGCACGTTTAATGATGTCACCATTAATGGTGGCCTTAACATGAATGCTGGTACGGCTGCTACTATTACCAACCTGACTACACCAGTCAATGCAGGTGATGCAGCTACCAAGGGTTATGTTGATACTGCAGTCAGTAACCTGATTGACTCTGCACCGGGTACGCTAGACACCCTGAATGAGCTTGCTGCAGCACTGGGTGATGATCCTAACTTTGCTACAACGATCACCTCTAGTATTGCCACTAAGCTTCCTCTGGCTGGTGGTACGATGTCTGGTGCCATTGCAATGGGTACCAACAAGATCACTGGCTTGGGTGACCCTACTGCAAATCAGGATGCAGCTACTAAGGTTTACGTAGATACTCAGGATGCAACTAAGTTGAGCCTGTCTGGTGGTACCATGACTGGTGCTATCGACATGGGTGCCAATAAGATCACGACCACCTACACACCCACAGACAATGCTGACTTGACAACTAAGACCTATGTTGATAGTATTCTTGGTAGTGCAACCAGTGCTGCTGCTTCGGCTGCTGCTGCTTCTACTTCTGCATCCAATGCTGCTACCAGTGAGACTAATGCAGGTAACTCTGCAAGTGCTGCTGCAGCCTCCTATGACAGCTTTGATGATCGTTACCTTGGTGCTAAGTCTAGCCCACCTGCAACAGATAATGATGGTGATCCGCTGATCACTGGTGCATTGTACTTTGACACCACAGCAAACCTGATGAAAGTCTATGATGGATCTGCGTGGGTTGATGCAGGTTCTGCAGTTAATGGTACGTCTGAGCGTAATGTGTATACTGCTACAAGTGGTCAGACATCCTTCAGTTCCACGTATGATGTAGGCTTTGTAGATGTCTACTTGAACGGTGTAAAGCTTATTGCTGGTACTGACTTTACTGCTACGGATGGTTTGTCTATTGTACTGGCAACGGGTGCTACTGCAGGTGATACGGTTGACATCGTAGCCTATGGTGCCTTCAACATTGCCAACACCTACACTCAGGCTCAGGCAGATGCTAGGTACCTACGTGTTACAAATAATTTGTCTGACTTGGACAATGCTGCTACTGCACGTACTAACTTAGGTTTGGTTATTGGTACAGATGTACAGGCTTATGATGCAACTATTCTAGTTGATGCAGACATTGGTGTAACTGTACAAGCATACGATGCTAACCTTCCAGCATGGCCTTCAACAGTAAGTGCTACTGAGGTTGGGTATCTTGATGGTGTTACCTCTGCTATTCAAACTCAACTTAATGCACTGCAGGCTGGTTTTACTACCAACGTAATCACGACAAGCACATCAGCTACCAAGAATAATCACTACTACCTCAATGGCTCTGCTATCACGTTGACTCTCCCTGCATCTCCTAGTGTTGGTGATGAGGTACGCATTAGTGAGGTAGCAGGAAATACTGACTGCGTTGTTGGACGTAATGGCAGCAATATCATGAGTGCTGCAGCAGACTTGACAATAGACTCTGCATATGCCGTAGTGTACTTGCGCTACGTTGACGCAACCATCGGCTGGGCATTCTCGTAAAGGATATAAACTATGGCTAACCTTTCTGATTTTCTTGGTGGTGGTGGTGGAGGTTTTACCTCTATGCAAGTGTTTACCACCTCTGGGACATTTACCATCCCAGAGGGTAAGACAACTGTAAGGGTTACAGTTATTGGCGGTGGTGGTGGTGGTGGTGGTGCTGGTAGCGGTACTACTGGCGGCGGTGGTGGTGGTGGTGCTGGAATCTCATATTTAACCTCACTGACTTCGGGAAATACAATTT